TAATTGACAATAAATTTGGCCTGCCTTGCATCATCTAATTTGGTGTACACAATTCACTCCTAATATACTTTAAAATACCATAATTATAACCACGCATTGTACACTCAATTAGCGTATAGTCAAGTAGCAATTCATCTATACGTCTACGATTGTATGCACTATGAAACTCTATAAGAAACACTACAGGAAAATGCACTAAGTTTTCAAGTATCTCAATCTCTGCACCCTCTGTATCAATTTTAATGATGTCACACGCTGGAAGATGTTTGGCTGACATTACCTTAACTATCTCACCTTCTTTGGCCTGTTCCTCACCTGCAAACATACTAGCCTCACCACAGTTATGAAGGCCATAATACATCTGACGTTCACCATCTTCTTTACCTATGGCAAAGTTCCTAATGGCTATATCAGTACCTGCTGTATTTTGTCTAAGCAAGTTAAAGTTTTCTTTTATAGGCTCATAACAATCTATCTTTGGTCGTTCAAAGTACTCATGTGCCCAGACTGCAAATCCACCTACGTTAGCACCAATATCTATAATGTATGGTTCTTTCATAGCACCAATAGCATATTCACCTTGAAATATTTTTCCTACATGACTAATCATGTTATTAGGAATAATCATACAAGCCTGCCACTAAACTGATAAGTTCCTGTGTGGCCTAATTGTGCCCATGCTGCACCCCATACCTTAATACCATTATCACGAGCTAGTTTACAGAAATGATAATCTTCACTTAATAAATGATTTTGATCATCTATACTAGTGGCAAAGTATTCTGTTATCTTGTCACCTAAATCAGAGTTATCATTTACATCACTCATATTGTGTGTGTATGATGGACATTTATCTTTTAACTTTTCAAACACTTCACGTTTAATTAACATAAACCCAGTACCGCCATGTTTAATCTCAAATGGCTTATCTAATGGCACAAGTTGCTGCTTAGCATCGCCAACCATATTTACTACATACTCGCCAGTAAAGTATTTAAGTTGATCCTGTGGCACTTTCTTTTCAATAGCGTAAGCAACTCCACCCCAGTTAATTTCTTTTTTAGGGTACAGGCCACATATAATCTCTACGTCAGAATCAATCATCTTTAATAAGTGCTGTGCCTCAAATTGTATATCAGCATCAATAAACATTAAGTGTGTAGCATCACCTTTTAAGAAGTCATTCACTAAAGTATTGCGGCCTCTAGTGATAAGGCTTTCATTATAAAGAAATGAAAAGTATGCCTCTATGTCTTTAGCATTAAGCCATGCCTGCAGCTTAAGCATGGATTCCAGATAAGTGCCATAACATAGGCCACCATACATAGGTGTTGCAATAAATAGATTTGTTTTAGTTGCCAAGATGAGCCTCCACAAGTTTTTTTGAGTCGTACTTTTTAACGTTAGTTACTTTAATAATATTTTTTGTATCTGGGATTAAAGGTGTGATAGTCCAATTATGTAATTTATTTTTTATATCTTGAGAAATTTCTAAAGACGTTGGCTCTGAAGTCATAAGTCCAGACCATACAAGTTTACCTGTACTGTCAAACTCCTCCACTAAAAATGCAATTGGTTTAGTCACAGAATACAAGCCTTCCTATTTTAATGTTACAATTTTTCCATCCAGCTGGTGTATCAATACTATCATCATAAAAATGTAATTTTTTAGGCACAGGATTTTTATGTTTATTAAACACTATTGCATCAACAGCTAATGACTTAATTTCAAGATAACGTTTCTTGTCAACCTCATCATGAGATGGATCTGTTATGCCCTGAAACTGGCCTGCAGCGTAAGCCACCTCACACGAGTCCTTGCCATAGCCTGCTTTAATGCGTTGACGTATGACGTTCATCACAGCAATAATTTCCTGCTGCGTTCCTGCCTCATGGTATGCAGCGTGTGCGTAACAGCTCATGTGTAAGTCTAGTGTATTAATGTCCATAATTTAAATCTATAAATTTAATTAAGTCTTTATCTTTAACTTTACTGTAAATCATTTTCTTAACATAGTCTATATCATAATTAGAAAATAACAAACATAAATCTCTTAGCTGATTTGACTTAGACCATAAAAAAAATAATGCAGATTTTTGTTCAGTAGAATATCCATTCATTGCATCGTCAACAGCCTTAAGCAATATAGCCTGCAATAATCTTGCCTCTGGTGTAGTGGATAATTCATTTACTGTAGATTCTCTTAGTTCAACTTTTTGCATAGTCTTTTGTCATGGTTTTCTCTATTTATAAGACGTTATAAAAGGTGTATAATTACGCTTAATGGCATAAGCCAGAAACCTTTTAAGGAATATTATTATGTGGACAACTCCAGCAGCTACAGAAATGCGTTTTGGCTTTGAAGTGACTATGTACGTCATGAATAAATAGTTTGTATAAGTGATGGGAAATGCTCCTAAAAGGGAGCATCTTCCTCATTTGTAGCATTAGATGTAGTTACTTCTTTTAACTGCACAGATCCAGAAATAAACTTACCTTTAGCACTTTCACGAATCCAGCCGCTAACTCTAAACTCAATACCATCTACATTTAAATTACCTGTGTAGTCTGGTCGTTTAGGATTATCACCCTTATCGTTTTTAAATAGTGCAAAACTATTTGTATTATCATACTCTGCCATACGTTACTCCTTAACAAAAATTGGTTTCTTAGTCCAGCGTTTAGGTTCTATGTCATCTTCAACATATTTCATAAACTCTAGTGCTAATGGCATATACCATTCAAGCCATGACTTACTTCTTTCAACTATTTCTAGTTTTGTTTCGTTTGGTGTCCAGATATAAAAATATGCACTATCAACGTCACATACTTCCATCTGGAGCTGCATTTGAAAATAGTACCTGTCTGGTATAGATGGATATACTTCTTGCGTGTAAGGGCACTTAATTTCAATTACAGACCTATTATAATAACCATCTGGACTAGCACCAAAAGGTAGTTCCTTGTGCATAACAAATTTGTTACCAGCCTCCACTATATCATCAAGTTCTTTTTCTAGCGTACTTAATGCTACAGGTTCATTTAAGACACCCCACTCAGTCATCTCGTTACCTTCAAATGGAGGCTCACGCAAAGTCATCTGCCTCCATAATTTCTGCCTCTCATATACTGCTGCATATGAATTACTAGCGGTAATGACGTTGTGCCTCCTACTGTCCCTTAAATGGCTCATGCAACTTTCTTTAAATCATTAGCAAATTCACGAAGTTTTTCTTGCATTTGTGGACTAAACTTAAAGAACTTTTCTTTTAGTTCACCAGCTTCTTTTGCTAATACAAGTTGGCCTTTAGCTACTTCAACATCATCATCTGTAATGGTTTCAATAACTGGATTATTTTGTTGGTACATAGCATTAGCAACTTCTTCAGCTGAAGCAAATTGTTCGCCACTTAAGCCTAGTGCACTTAGGCAGCGACCTATAGCTGAGGTTTCACAATTTTCCACATAAGACGTACCATTAATTTGTGATGCCTTTCTAAATTCTTGTGCATGGCCTGTGGCAAATGTTTGAACATTACCATTATCAGTATGAATACCTGCATAGGCTTTAATGATACATTGCTCATCATCAATCTTTACAATTTCTGTAGTTAAAAAATAACTAGGAAACTTTTCTTTAAATTCTTGCACACGAAGTGCAACTGTTTTGTATTCTTTACCACGAATATTAACTATTCCCTGTTTGCTCATTCTCTTGCTCCTTCATCTGTTGTTGGTGTAATTCTGCCATCACTTGATCGTAAAACATTTGTTGATCCATTTTCTTTAGCCTCCGCCTTATCATTGTCAGCTTTAAGATCATCTGCTGATTCTTTTAATAATTTAATGATTTGATCTAAATCCAATTTATAACTCCTGTATAACATAATGCAAGTACACATAATACTACAATTATTAACTTGTGTGTAAATTTTTCTTCGTCATAAGCATAATTACCATCCCTGTTATAGTCAACACCATAACGTTCTTTGTATGATCTTGGGGTCTTAAAGTCCCATTGGTTATACCAAGTATGCTGTTTATCACGACTCCATTCAAACTTATCCATATTAATATGCTCCATTATGAAAGTTATCTGGTGCTATAGAATTCCATATTTCATAGTTAGGGTCAAGTATTTTTTGACTATAAAGTAAAGTATTCCTAGCTTTAGTAGCACTTTCCCATGCCCTATGATCATCTGAATACTTATAGTACCAATCAAAATCTTTAAGGCCATTAACATAAGATACTATATTTTCTACTGTATTTTCCATTGCTATTACTCCTTAATGTTGATAATTTCTATATGATGAGGATTGCCATAACTTGCTGCTTTTTTTGCTAATTCTTCACTACCTGCAAACCCTGTAAACGTTTGCCATTGATTTGTAGCCTGATAAGCATGGGTTAAATTCTTTGTTGTATTGCGACTTATTGTCTGCCCATTTGAAAAAGTTGCTGTTACTTTCATTTTGTAGCCTTTTATTAATTAATGTTGATATGGTTATATTATGCCTATTAAAAACAATGTCAAGTATTTATATACAATTTATATAAAAAATATATTGCAATTGCTTTTTACTTATGATACGCTTTTTTGGCAGTTTAACTATGGAGGATTTATGAGAGTACGCAATTGGGGTAAGTTTCAGCACTTTAAGAACAAGGCATCTATGGTCTGGTTCAAGGTATATGGCAGGGATATTATTAACGATCCAGACTGGCATGAGTTAAGTTCAGATCAAAAGGCCACACTTTTTGAGCTTTGGTGTTTAGCTTCAGAAAAGAATGGTGAACTTCCAGATCTTAAAAAACTATGTTTTAGACTACACAAGGATAAAGAGTTTGTACAGGATATGTTAATCTCTCTAAACGCTTGGTTTGAGGGCGATTCAGACAATTCTATATTCAACGAGTATAAAACGTATGCTAGAGAGAAGAGAATAGAAGAAGAGAAGAGAGAAGATGATATGAGAAAAGATAAGAAGATAGAAGAGAAGAAGAGATCTTTTATTAAGGACATCTCATGAATATTTATGAATTCATAGGTCACTTTGAAAAATCTTACAAGTCTGGTAAAGATGAATATCAATGTTTATGCCCAGCTCATGACGATAGAACAGCCTCGCTAGGAGTTAAACAGATGCCAGATGGAAGAATTCTTATAAATTGCTTTGCAGGCTGTGCAGCTAATGATATACTTGGTGCAGTTGGATTAACGTTTGATGATATTGTGCCTCAGCGTATAGGTGACTTCAAGCCAGTTTCAAAACCTTTTAATCCATACTCAATATTAAAATCTATTTCTAATGAAACATTGCTAGTGGCATTAGCAGCTATAGAGATTGGAAATGGGAAAGAACTCCCACTAGAAGATAAAGATAGATTGTTAATTGCAGCTGAAAGATTGAGAAAGGCTTACGACTTATGTCATTAGAAGAGAAAATGCAGAACCTCATCATTAATGAGGATAAGATTAAGAACTATTTTTTTAAAAGGGATACAGATGAATATCGTAAAATTAAGAGTCCAGATACTTTTATTGAATCTACTATTGGATATTTCTCTGGCGAGATTCAAAGTGGTGCGTATCTTCCGTTTGATAAGGCAGAAAATTTCAGACTTCGTTTAGGCGAAACGACTATTTGGTCTGGTTATAGTGGTCATGGGAAAAGTATGGTTCTCAGCTATATTACTCTTAAGCTCATAGAGAATTATAAAGTTTTAATATGTTCTTTTGAGATGTCTTGTCGTAGCACATTAGCTAGGTATATTCGTCAGTCAGTAGGTACTAGCGAACCAACAGAGTCAGCCATTACTGAGTTTTGTAATAGCAGTACAGGTCAATTGTTTTTGTACGATCAATTAGGATCTACTAATCCAACGTCTGTATTATCAGTTATTTATTACGCAGCAGAGCAATTGGGTTGCCAGCATTTTGTGGTAGATTCATTAATGAAATGTTCTATAAATGAAGATGATTATAATGGCCAAAAGAAATTTGTTGACCAGTTATGTATTGCAGCACGAGATCTAAATATTCACATTCATTTAGTGGCTCACAGTAGAAAAACAATAGATGAAACTTCACACACACCAAGTAAGTTTGACGTAGCAGGTTCTGCAACGATAACTAACCTTGCAGATAATTGTGTTAGTATCTACAGAAATAAGAAAAAAGAAAAAGATATAATGGAAGGTAAACTGTCGTTAGAAGATGCTAGAATAGTTCCAGATGGATTTATGGCTGTAAATAAACAAAGGCATTTTGAGTGGGAAGGATCAGTCCCATTGTGGTTTGAACCAAAGTCATTAAGGTACAGAGATAAGCCAATATGAAATATGAAACAACTAAATGGTTTAAATGTTTTGATGTTGACGAAGAAGGCAAACCTTTATCTAAAACTGAATGGAAGGTAACATTAAAAAATGGAATGGTTTATAAATCTACTAAGTGGAGCAAAAAATATGAGGATAACGAAACACAACAAGGAAATGGCGATAGCAAAAATTAATGGCCATGACTTTCAAAAAGATGGTGATCTTGAATTAGATAAGTTTAAATCAAAAAGATCTAACTCACAGAATGATTTATACTGGGCAATGCTAAAAGAAATTGGTGACTACTGTGGTTATTCTGAAGAAGAGTTGCATGATATGTTTCGTTTTAAATATCTTTCAGAAAAAAAGACAGTTGCAGGATCTGAAATATATGCTATAAAGAGTACGACATCTTTAAATGTAGACGAGTTCAAAAATTATATTCAAGACATTCAACGTTTCGCAATAGAGTTAGGATTTCATTTTGACAAAAGCAGAGAAGCAGCACTATGATAAACTGTCACAGCTTGGATGTATTGTATGTTTAAGAGAGGGGTGGGGTCATTCACCTCCACACATACATCATATTCGTCATGGTATGGGAATGGGTATGCGTAATAATTTTATGAACGCTATTCCATTATGCCCAAACCATCACCAGCATGGTGGTCATGGTATAGCATTACACGCAGGCCAAGAAACATTTGAAAGTAAATTTGGTACAGAAGAAGAGTTGCTTGCTGATACATTAGGGAGGATTAATGTCTGATCCATTTAATATTATAGAGCCAACTGTTTTAACTTTTAGTGGCGGAAGAACATCTGCATATATGTTATGGCGAGTACTTCAATCTCATAGCGGAAAACTTCCAGATAATGCAATAGCTATATTTGCTAATACAGGCAAAGAAGAAGAGGCAACTTTAGAGTTTATTAAAAAATGTTCTGAAAAATGGAATGTAAAAATACATTGGGTTGAATATACATCACAAGAGCCTAAATTTAAAATTGTAGATTTTGACACAGCCAGTCGCAATGGTGAGCCATTTGAAATGCTTGTAAAACATTATGGTAAATTACCTAACCCAGCCCAAAGATGGTGTACTGGAATTTTAAAAATGAGAACAATACATAAATATGTTAGAAGTTTAGGTTGGGATCATAGTGAGGCAGATAATACAGACTTTGTTGGAATTAGGGCAGACGAAGAACGAAGAGCAGTAAAAATGGATAGATCAAAAGTTCCATTGTATGCAGCAGGTATAACAAAACAAGATATATTTAAATTTTGGGATGAACAAGATTTTGATTTAGAACTTCCTGTAATTGATGGCGAAACTGTAGGAGGCAATTGTGATTTATGTTTTTTAAAATCATTGCCTAAAGTGGTTTCTCTCATACAACAAAAACCAGAACGTGCAGTATGGTGGGCAAAAATGGAAAATTTATTTGTTGATGACAAAGGTATACCTACAGGTGCAGGCAGTAGGTTTAGAAAAGAAAGGCCAAGTTATGCAGAACTTGCAAATTATCAAACATCACAAAATGAATTATTTGATGACGGAACTATACCTTGTTTCTGTGGAGATTAAATGCTTAGATTTATTGTAGGTATTATTGGATTTATGTTAGTGCCATTCTTAATTCCATTTGTAGCAGTTGAAGCAGCTTATAAATATATTAAAGTTCATATCATGGAGGATGATGATGGGTAAAGGTTCTGGAAGAAGGCCATTATTAATATCTGAGCAAGAGGCAGAAGATAATTGGAGTAGAATTTTTAAAAAAGATTACGAATACCAATGCAATAAAAGCACAGGTGAAGTTGAAAAAAGATTTTTAGACGGAACAAATAAACCTAACGAGGAACAATTTAATGGCAATGTCACCAACGCAAGTAGCCTTAGCGAGAATGAAGAAGGAAAATTACCCACTAGTACAGATAGTGGAAACGTTTAATTTCCATGCTGGTGTACGCAAAGATTTGTTTACGTTTATTGACATCCTTGCTATAACTGAAGAAGGTCAAGTAGTAGCGGTGCAGGTCACATCAAAGAGTAACATGGGTGCACGCATAAAAAAAATAGCTGATAGCGAATCTGTTAAGTATGTACGCAAGGCAGGATGGAAGATACTTGTGTGGGGTACATACAAACAAAACAATCGTTGGCAAATAAAAGAAGTAGATGTAAGTTGAAACATTTTACTGAAGAACAATATGCAGTTGGATCAGATGCTGAAAAAAGATTTGCATCTCATTTAAGTAATGTTGTTTGGTCAACAAAAGAACAAGACATGATTGAGCATTGGGATGTCAAAGGAATATTGCCAATGATAAATAATCAAGAGTTAAAGTTTGATGTCAAGGCAATTAAAAATGTAATTAAATTCCCTAATCAAGATGAATGTACATGGGTAGAAGGTACAAACGTTATGGGTGATCATGGGTGGATTAAAGGCGGTGCTGATTACATTGT